TTTGACTTCTAATTCTATAGCGTGGAACTTGGAACAATATACAAGTCCTGCAACACCTTTCTTTGTTTCTGAACTTAGAGGTAATGAAGTTTTTAACCTTTTCCGTTTCATATCAATTTCTGATGGTAGTGCAGCTAATACTCAAATTAAGGTATCTATTGCGGGAATTTCATTTAATAATCAAACATTCGATGTCTTGGTTAGAGATTTCTTTGATACCGATACTAACCCTGTAGTTATCGAGAAATTTACAAATTGTAATATGGATATTAACTCGAATAACTTTGTTGCTAAGAAAATAGGTTCTTCAGATGGTGAATTCCAATTGATTTCTAAATATATAATGGTTGAAATGGCAAGTGAATATCCGGCAAGTGCACTTCCTTGTGGTTTCCGTGGTTATACACAAAGGGTTTATTCAAGTACAAACTTTATTTCCCCATTACCTTTTTATAAGATAAAATACAATACACCAGGTGAAACAATTTATAATCCGCCTTTTGGTAATACGTCAGGTGGTGATAACATAACTTCTTCTAATGGTGATAATGTAAGAAGAACTTATTTAGGTTTTTCAAGTAGATTAGGTGTGGATGATTCATTCCTTCAATATAAAGGAAAACAAAATCCTGTAACTAATTTTGGAACTGCGGTGGAATCTTCAAGTTGGAGTTATCAAACAAGAGGTTTCCATATGGATTCGGGAGCGACTGTAATAACAATTGCAAATTCTTTTGATACTAGTGGTGAAACTGCGTTTGATTGTGGTGTAGCACCTTTTAGTTCTGAACCTACCACACAAGAGAGTCCTTATTACTTCACTTACTCAAGAAAATACACGGCATGTTTTGCAGGTGGTTTCGATGGATGGGATATCTACAGAGAATTTAGAACAAATGAGGATAGATTTAGATTAGGAGGTTCAGGTTACTTGGCGGGTGCATCACCAAGCACAAGATACCCAACCGCATCAGGTAATGGTATGTTTAAACAAATCACAGTAAACCAAAACTCTGTTGATTACGCAAACACCGACTATTATGCTTATCTTTTGGGAATTCAAACATTTGCGAATCCTGAGGCAACAAATATTAACATTTTCGCAACAGGTGGTATCAACTTAATTGACTTTAATGGTTTGTCAGAAGAAGCAATTAACATGATTCAGTTTGATAGGGCGGATTCAATTTACATCGCTACTTTACCTGATTTCGATATGTTTACTTCTGATTCTACCGACACAATTAACAAAATTTTACCTCAAGAAGCTGTAGATATTTTAGAAGAAACAGGTATTGATTCTAACTATACCGCAACTTATTACCCTTGGGTCTTAACAAGAGATACTGTTAATAACACACAAATTTACTTACCGGCAACGGCTGAGGTAGTAAGAAACTTGGCATTAACTGATAACGTTTCGTTCCCTTGGTTCGCATCTGCGGGTTATACAAGAGGTATTGTAAACTCAGTTAAAGCAAGAATTAAATTAACTCAAGAAGATAGAGACACCCTTTATCAAGGTAGAATTAACCCAATCGCAACTTTCTCTGATGTAGGTACAGTAATTTGGGGTAATAAAACCCTTCAGATTGCAGACTCTGCTTTGAATAGATTGAACGTGAGAAGATTATTGTTACAAGCTCGTAAGTTGATTTCGGCGGTAGCAGTTAGATTACTTTTCGAACAAAACGACCAAATTGTTAGACAACAATTCTTGGATAGTGTGAACCCTATTCTTGATGGAATCAGAAGAGACAGAGGTTTGTACGATTTCCGTGTAACCGTATCTTCTTCTCCTGAAGATTTGGATAGAAACACCCTCACAGGTAAGATTTATCTTAAACCTACAAGAGCGTTAGAATTCATTAATATAGAATTCTTAATAACTCCAACGGGTGCTTCCTTTGAGAATATCTAAAATATACTTATCTTTGAACCCCCAGTTTAATTTGACTGGGGTTTTTATTATCTAATATATTTATTATTATGAAAAAATTATTCGAAGGATTCAAAGATATTGACACTCCCGACATGAAATATTATGCATTCGATTGGGATGATAATATAGTTTCCATGCCAACAAAAATTATTTTGAAAAATGAAGACGGCGAAGAAGTGGAAATGGGTACCGAAGATTTCGCCGAGTACAGAGGTGAGATTGGAAAAAATCCCATTAAATACAAGGGGGATGTTGTTGTTGATTTTGCAAACGAGCCATTTAGAAACTTTGGAACAAAAGGAGACAAACAATTTCTGATTGATGCTATGAGGGCTAAAGAAGGTCCTGCGTTTGAAGATTTTAGGGAAGCAATCAATAACGGTTCCATTTTCTCAATTATTACTGCTCGTGGTCATTCCCCTAAGACACTTAAAAATGGTGTATTCAATTATATTGCATCAGGATTTGGAGGAATAGATAAAGACCAATTGGTTAAAAACTTAAAAAAATACAGAGATTTTAGTGATATGGAAGACCTTAGTGATAAGGAACTTATAGAGAGTTATTTAGATTTGTGTAGATTTTACCCTGTTTCTTATAAAAATGAAGTTGGGGCTAAAAATCCAGAACAAGCTAAGGTGATGGCGATGGATGAATTTGTGGGGTATGTGAAAGAATTATCTTCTGAACTTAATAAAAAAGCATACCTAAAAAAACAAATCGGAAATAAGTTCACACCAACAAAACCTTCTATAGGATTTTCTGATGATGATTTAAGAAATGTAGATGTAATGAAAAAGCATTTTGAAAATAAACCAGATAATATAGTTAAAACATATTCAACATCAGGAGGAGTAAAAATAAGAACTAGTTAATAATATTTTTAATAAACTAGAACCGGATTATATATAAGAGATAAAAAATAAAAATTGAAAGTAAATAGAAAAATTTTATTACAATCAGTATATTTATAACTATAAACAAAAACATTAAATAGAATACTATGGCGGATTTATTAATGAAAATGCCGATTCCTTACGAACCGAAAAGACAGAATCGATTTATTTTAAGGTTCCCATCAACTTTGGGAATAAATGAATGGTTTGTGGAATCAACGGCACGTCCACATATCACGATAAATGCAACTGAAATTCCTTTTTTAAATACTTCAACTTATGTTGCAGGTAGATTTAACTGGCAAACTATTCCTGTTGTATTCAGAGACCCAATTGGTCCATCAGCGGCACAAGCACTTATGGAGTGGGTACGATTACACGCAGAGTCTGTTACAGGTCGTATGGGATACGCTGCGGGGTATAAAAAAGATATTGACTTGGAGATGTTAGACCCAACCGGAGTTGTTGTTGAAAAATGGATTATGTACGGAACATTCTTAACAGATGTTAACTTCAATAGTTTGGCATACAATCAAGATGGTCTTGCAACAATTAACGCAACTTTAAGAATGGATAGATGTGTATTGGTTTACTAATATCACAATACTATTGATAATAAAAAAATTAATTTTATATTTAACCGTAGAAAAACTATAAACTTTCTACGGTTAATTTTTTTATATGGATAATCAATCAAGAGACTACGGACAACAGAATTTATCATTACCACATGATATTGTACCACTACCATCGGGTGGTGTTTTTTACAAAAATAAAAAACAATCAGTTAAGGTTGGATACCTTACTGCGATGGATGAAAATATTATTATGGCGGGTGGGTTTGACTTTACAACCAATTTATTACGGGCCAAGTTATATGAACCCGACATGAAAGTTGAAGATATGTTAGAAGGTGATATTGAAGCTATTTTACTTTTCTTGAGAAATACTGCTTTTGGACCTTCAATTTCTTTGTCGGTAAATGACCCTTTAACAAAAAAAGATTTCACCGCAGAAATACCCTTATCAGAATTGAATATTAAAAAGGGTGAGTCGCCAAACGAAGATGGTACCTTCACACTAACATTACCTGTTTCACAATCTACAGTAAAAATTAAACCAATTACTTGGGGTGAAGCTTTGAACCTAAATAAAGTTCTTGACACATACCCCGCGGGCAGAGTACCACCTAAAGTTACCTTAAGACTTCAAAAAATTATTGTTGAAGTAAATGGAGATAAGAGTATGGCAACTATAAGTCAATTTGTAGAACAAATGCCTATCGCAGATTCAAAACACATTAAAAAGTTTTTGAATGATAACGAACCAAGATTGGATTTGAATAGAGTTGTTATAGCCCCATCAGGAGAAAAACTGACAGTGAATGTCGGTTTTGGGGTCGACTTTTTTCGCCCTTTCTTCTGATTATAGGAAATCACAATTAGACGAATTTTATTATTTGAATACTTTGTTAAAAATTTCTTATAGTGATTTTGAGAGGATGCCGGTTTTTGTTAGAAAATACCTTTTAGATAAATGGTTAGAAGATAATAGAGAGGACTGATTTTTCAGTCCTTTACTATTTATAATAAATAATATTGATTATGCAAGATGCTACAGGTGGTAATTTAGATAATTTAGAAGGTTTCAAAGAACTCATCACACCAAATTTTTTAGATGCAATTGAAAGATTGACAGTCGCGGCTACGGATTTAAATAAGGTATTCGGTCAGAATAGACAAAGAATATCTGAGATGCAAAGGGCGATTTCAGATGCTGAACCAGTTGTTCTCAAATTGGGGGGTTCGATAGATGATGCAAGCATGGCACTTGCGGAAATTTCTGAAGGAACAAAAAGAAATGTTTTAGCAACTGCCGAAGACGTATCAGAACTATTTGCCGCTTCGAAACTTTTGAATACGGAAATAAGTACTTTGGTAGAAAATTTTAATAATGTAGGTGTACAATTCAGTGCGGTTGGAGAACAACTAAAAAACAGTATCAACTACATTCAGAGTATCGGAATGAATACAAGACAAATAATGCAGACGGTGACTAATAATATGGAAAAACTTAACGAATTCAATTTTGCGGGTGGTGTTGAAGGACTTACTAAGATGGCGGCGCAGTCTACGTTTTTTAGATTCAA